CAAGACCGGGATGCAGCGCATTCCGTTCCCGCTGGAGAGCTACGAGCACCCGTCGCTGCCGCTGGTCTCCAAGCGCCTCATCAACCTGATGGCGGAGCAGCAGCCGGCCGACGCGCTCACCGCCGCGGCGCTGGTCTCGACGCCGGCCCTGGTGCCGTATCTCGTGGTCGGCGACGGGCCAATCCTGGCGATGAACGACGACATGGTCGGCGTTCTTTATGTCGTCAGTGGAACGAAGTTTTACCGCGTGCGGTTTCCGGGCGGCGCACCGGCCGTGGAGATGCTCGCGGATGTCGGCACCGCCAACGCCGGCTCGTCGCCCTGGAACAGCTTCCCGACGATCGCCGCGGGCCCAACGGCGGCGGTGGTCTGCGTGGCGCCAAACGCCTGGACGTGCGGGCACCTCCCCGGCGATCCGTTGAACCAGATCACCGATCCCGACTTCCCCGGCGCGTCGTCGGTTTGTTACGTTGACGGATATTTCGCGTTTTCGTCGCTGGGCGACACGGCGGAGTGGTTCATCTCGCGGCTGCTCAACCCTTCCGATTTCGACGCCCTGGACTTCGTGTTTTCCGATGCCACGCCGAACGTCATTCGCCGGGTGATTGCGCATCGCAATCAGATATGGACGGTGGGCGAGAACGGTTTCGAGGTCTGGTATGACAGCGGCAACGCCGACTTTCCGTTCCGGCGCCAGACCGGCGGCGTGATCAATGGCGGCACCGGCTCGCCGCAATCGGTCTGCCGAGCCGACAGTTCGGTGTGGTGGGTGGGGCTCGATGGTATCGTCTACCGAGCGAACGGTTACACGCCGAAACGAGTGTCAACGCACGCGATCGAGGCGATTGTCGGCGTGCAGTCGATCGGCCTCGTCGGGCTGACGCATTCTTATCGCGGGCACATCTTCTATTGCCTGACGACGGCGGACAACCGAACGCTCGTTTATGACATCGGGACCGGCGTCTGGCACGAACGATCGACCAGCACCAACGGCTCCGGGCCATGGCGGGCGAACACCGCCGCCACCGACAACAACTCGCTGCATTTATTCGGCGACCGTGCCTCCGGGCAGCTCTACACGCTGGCGATGCAGGCGAACGACGCGGGCGTGGCCGTCATCCGGCAGGCGACCTTGCCGCCGCTGGTCGTCAGCAGCGTCCGGGGCGCCCGCGCGTTTTGCAGCCGCGTCGAAATCGAAATGGAGGTCGGCGGCGCGCAAACGCCGGGACCGGTGCTGCTCCAGTGGTCCGACGACGGCGGGCGCACCTACAACCCGGGGCGCACCATGTCGGCCGGCGTCTCCGGCGATTACCGCCACCGGGTGTTCACCACGCGGCTCGGCTCGTTTCGCCAGAGGTGCTTCAGGATTACAACGCACGGGCTGACCAGGCTGTTCGCGGTCGATGCCGACATCACGCCGGGAGCGCACTGATGTCCGCGACCATGACATCCCCCACGCGGCTGGAGCCGCCCGTGCAGGAGCCGATGCTGGACGAGGCCGGCATCATCAGGCCGGTCTGGGCGCAGTGGTTCCAGGCGCTCGCCGACCGGCAGGCGACGGGCAACGCGGGCTCGGCCAGGACCGGCAGCGCGCACTCCGACTTTCTCGGCGTGATCACGGGGACGTTCGATCCGCCGTTCACGACGGCGCCGATCATTTCGCTCTATGACGCGACGAAGTTGCTGGTCGCCATCACGGATGTTGTCGCTGATGCCATCGGCTTCACCGCGACGGCACCGGCCGCGAATGTCGACTACACATGGGTGGCGGTCGGATGAGCGGACAACTCAACCGGCTCATGATGTCGGATTTTTTACCAGACGCGGCGTCCGCGCCAAATGCACTGGCTCCTCCGGATGCCGGGTCGCTGGCGGCGCTCGGACACGTCGAGGCCGGGCCGCGCGCCAACTACATGGCTGAAGCCGACGCCGCCATGAACCTGACGCCGGAGGAGAAGTATCTCTACCAGACGCACCTTCAGAACCTCTACGGAACCGGCAAGGTCGTGCATCCTGACGGGTCCATCTCCAGCCTGTTGCAAATGTCGTTCGAAGGTCCGGGAGGGAAGACCTACAGCATCCCGACTGTGTGGGGTGGTCAGGCGCTCGCGCCAGCCGATGCCATCAGGAGGGCGGAACTAACCGGGGGCCTGGATCGGTTTCCGTCTTACGCCAGCGGTGACGAGGCAGAGGCACGCTATCAGCAACTGCACGATTACCTGGGACGCGATACCGCCGACTTCATCGACAGATCCAGTCGGATGCGATGAGCCGGTTCGTGCAACTCGCGAACGGCGTTGATTGCGTTCCGGTGCTGCTGGAATTGAACCGCGCCGCGCACCTGTGGGACCGCAACCCGGAACGGCGGCTCTATCCTGGCACACCCCACGCGGCGATGACCGACATCACCGTGCGTTACATGCCCGAGGCCGATGTCACGATGGAGGCGCGGCGGCTGGAGCATCGCAACGTGTTCTGGCCGGCGTGGCACGCGTTGCCGGCGCTGCGGCCGATGGTGTTCGCGCTGATGACGCGGGTGCAGGCGGTCGAGCTGGGTTCCATTCTGATCACGAAACTACCGCCCGGCAAAATGATCCAGCCGCATTCGGACGCGGGGAACTGGGGGCCGGAATTTTACAACTGCAAGGCGCATGTCACACTGGCCGGGTCGGCATTGGTCTGTTGCGAAAACGAGGCGATCACGTTCGCGGCCGGCACGGTCTGGACGTTCGACAACCTTTTGGTTCACTCGATATCCAATGAAGGAGACCGCGACAGGATCGTCGTTATCGTTTCGATGAGGTGTGAGTGATGAAACGGGCGGAGAACCAGCCGTATACCGTCAGCCTCACGATCTACGGCGGCATCTACTACCGGGTGTGGTCGGTCCCGGACGCCGGGACGATCATTCCGCAGCACGCGCACAAATGGAACCACATCACGGCATTGTCGCGGGGTTCAATGCGAGTCTGGTGCGGTGGTGAATTGGTGGGCGATTTCACCGCGCCCGCGACGATCAAAATTCCGGCGTTGCGGATGCACGAGTTCCACACGCTGTCGCCGTGCGAGTTCGCCTGCATCCACAACGCCGACCATGCCGATCCGGATGGCGGGCCGCCGATCGCGGCTGAGAATCACCTGGAACTGGAGGACTGAGCCATGCCGTTCGGGTTAAGCGCGGGCGCGATAGCCGCCATAGGCGCCGGGGTTTCGGCGACCGCCGGTATCGCCGGTTCGCTCATCCAGGCCAACGCCGCCAAGGGCGCCGCCGGTAAGGCCAACGCCGCGCAGACAGCCGGGCTCGACCAGGCACGCGCCGATCTCGCGCCGTGGGTCGACACGGGCGGCACCGCGAACACCGCGAGCAGTGATATCCTGGGACTGAACGGGCCGGACGCGGCGACCGCGGCGATGGCGAACTACCGCACCAGCCCCGGCTACCAATGGCAACTCGACCAAGGGTTGCGGGCGGTGGACGCGGGTAAGGCCTCGGAAGGGCTGTTGCGCTCCGGCGCCGCGATAAAGGCCGAGCAAACATTTGGTCAGGGGCTCGCGGATAGCGACTTCACGAGCTACTACAACCGCCTGTTCGACCTCTCGAAGCTCGGTGAAAGCGCGGCGGCTGGTAGCGCGTCGGCGAGCACGAACACCGCGCAAGGCATCGCGCAGACCGATCTGAGCGAGGGCAGCGCGCTGTCGAACATTTATGGCAACGCCGCGCAGGGCATCGGGAACGCGTTCAATACCTATCAAACCAACAAATTATATGCGGACCGGACGAACGCGCTATCGAATATCGGAAACACCGGAACCTGGACGGTCTGAGCCATGCCCCAGTTCACACAGTGGAATGTTCCGTCACCGTTTCCGAATGTGCTGTTCAACCCGGCGGCGGTGGACGAGAGCATCGCCAAACAGCAGTCGGAGTTGGGCACCCTCGATATCAACCGGCAAAGGCTCGGCCTTGAGTATCAGAAGCTCGCGCAGCAGCGGGAGGCCGGGGCCGCGCTGCTCGGCGGAGGCGATGCCGGAGGCGGTGGAGCAGCTCCTCCCCCGGCCGACAGCACGCCATTCGAGCAAAAGATGGGCGCGGCCGAGGGCGGCGGGACAGCCGACAAGGTCAACGACGCGGGGTATGCCGGGCAATTCCAGTTCGGCGCCGGTCGCCTCGCGGATCTCGGCTTCTACACGCCGGCACCGGGGGAAAACCTCAAGGCGAACG